ATGAAAATTCTTTTATTTCTTGCAAAAGGTTTTGAAACAATGGAGGCAAGTGTATTCATTGATGTTATGGGCTGGGCAAGAAATGATTACCATTATGATGTTGACGTAGTAACTTGCGGTTTTCAAAAAACTGTTACAAGTGCATTTAATGTACCGGTAACTGTTGATGTACTGTTAAAAGATATTAGCGCAGAGGAATATGATGCGTTGGCGATTCCCGGTGGTTTTGAAGAGTTTGGATTTTATGAAGAAGCCTTTTCAAAAGAATTAGCTGATATCATTAGAAAATTCAATGATAAGAATAAAATGATTGCAACAGTATGTGTTGGAGCACTTGCACTTGGTTACAGCGGCATTTTAACAGGCAAAAAAGCCACAACTTATCATCTGAACAATGGGCAACGGCAAAAACAACTTGCAGAATATGGAGTTGAAATTGTTAATTTGCCTGTAGTTAAAACGGATAATATAATCACATCATATTGCCCTCAGACTGCACCCGAAGTTGCATTTGTTCTATTAGAAAATCTTATAGGAACAGAGAAAATGAACATTGTCAAAACAGCTATGGGGTTTAAGTAAAGTACAACTTCCATTTTACCGTACTAAAGGAGCGAAAAATCGCTCCTTTTTATGTTTTCAACGCATTCCGTGTCTGTCGATAAATCTCCAGCCGTGACAGTGACTTCGGACTATTATTGGTCTGATTCACCGTCCGGCTGTTGTCGTTTTGGTAGTAATTGTTGACCACAGAACTCTCAGAATTGCCATTCATAACAGCACCTGTAATTCCATCAAGCTTATAGTTCAAATCTGAATTCAGCGAGATTTTCATGGTATCTGCAACACCTGATACCGCCTTGGCTACGACCTTTTTGCTCTTGTTGATGCCGTCCGCTAAGCCTTTCATAAAGTCCGGCATCCAGCTTTCAAAATCGGTCAGAGGTCCAACATCAGGGATGGAAAAATGAAGATAGCTTCTGATGGTATCAGCAACATTTGTACAAGCGTCAGAAATCCAGTTGATGCAGCTTTTGATGCCGTCCACAATTCCGCTGATAATATCCCTGCCCCAATTCCAAGCATCGGAAGCAAGCCCTTTTACAAAATTCACAGCATTATTAAAGCCACTTTTTACCGTGTCCACGATACCGCTGATTTTGCTTGAAATAGCACTTTTAATGCTGTCCCAGATATTTGAAACTGTTGATTTAATGGAGTTCATTACATTGGAAATCGTTGTCTTGATTGTATTCCAGATATTCGATACTACACTTGAAATGGCATTCAAAACGCTTGAAATCGTTGATGAAATGCTGTTCCAGATTGATGAAATCACAGACCAGACAGAATTCAGAATCCCAGAAATAAAGCCGGAAATCGCATTCCACACAGTCGTGATAACGCTGTGAATCGTGTCCATGACTGTAGAAATCGCAGTTGAAATTGCATTCCATATCGTCTCGAAAAACGATTTGATACTCTCCAAAATCGGCGTGATAAATTCAACAATAGCGTTCCAGATAGTCTGAATCTTCTCGGAAATCCAGTCCATGACATTGCTGATAATGATATGAATCGCCTGAAAAATGGTTTCAAAAAGATATTTGAACGCCTCCAAAAGCGGAGAAATAAACTCATAAATGGTGTTCCAAACGATCGAAATGACGTTATAAATCGTATCCATGACTGTTGAAATCGCTGTAGAAATTGCGTTCCATATAGTAGTGATAAAAGTGTGAATTGCTGTGATTTTCTCCGAAATATAGGTGTAAATCGCATCCCATATTCCAACAAAAAAGTCACGGATTCCCGTCCATATAGATGTGAAAAAATCGCTGATTGACGTGAAAATCCCCGAAACAAAAGAAGAAATGCTGTTCCAGATATTCACGAAAAAGTCCTTGATAGCCGTCCAGACCTCGTCCCACGAAGTTCCGAACCAGCCCAAAAATACATCGGCGATGCCTTTCAGTGTATCCAGGATATTGGTAAACGTGTTCTTGATAAAGTCCCAGATGCCGACAAAAATGCCCTTGATGCCGTTCCACATCTGCTCCCAGTCGCCGGTAAACAGACCGATAAAAACGTCCAGAATGCCAAGAATGACATCAACAATAACATCAAAAGTTTCAGCAATATAGGTAAAAACTCCCTCGAACCAAGGTGCAAGAATATCGCAAAGTCCCTGCCATACGGTTTTTACGACATCACCAAAACTCTCAAAATTGAATCCGAGAGCATTCAGCCTTTCAACAATTCCGGATGTGAGATTTTCAAAAGTTGCCTTGATCTGCTCCCATATCGCAAGGATGCTGTTTTTGAAATTCTCATTGGTATTCCACAGATGCATAAACGCTGCCACCAATGCCGCAATCGCCGCAACAACAGTAACCACAGGTGCAGAAATACCGCCGATTGCACCACTTAACGTTGCAAATGCAGTTTTCGCACCTGCAATCATTGTCGGAATTTTTGATACAAACTGCATCAGCGTTCCCACAGTGGAAATTGTTTTGCCAACAACAATAAGCAGAGGTCCTAACGCCGCCGCAACAAGAGCGATCCTTACTATCGTTTCTTTGGTGGCTGGATCCATTGCATTCAATTTGTCAATAAAGCTTTGAATTTTCGCCACAATCTCTCGAATCACGGGCATCAAGATTTCACCGAAAGATATCGCCAATTCCTCAAGCTGAGATTTTAAAATGGTAAGCTGACCGCCAAGATTATCCTGCATAGTTTCCGCCATTGAAAGAGAAGTCCCGTCGCAATTTTCGATTGCTCCTGACAGCTTATCAATATCGGCAGGTGCGGCGTTCATCAAGGCAAGGAATCCTGACATGGCGTTTTTGCCCACAAGAGATTGTGCCGCACTTGCTTTTTCAGACTCCGACATCTGGTCAAATGCCACACGGCAATCCGCCAATATATCGGACAATTCTCGCATCGAGCCGTCCTGATTTGTAGTTGCAATCTCCATTTCGCCGAAAGCGTCAGAGCAGAATTTTACATCACTCGACAGTGCCGTCATGATGGAACGCATAGACGTGCCGGACTGCGTAGATTTGATTCCGGCATTCGCCATAAGCCCCAATGCTTCGGCGGTGTCTTCGCAGGAAAATCCCAATGCACCGGCGATAGGAGCACAGTACTTGAACGATTCGCCGAGCATGGATACATTGGTATTGGCGTTGGAACTTGCCGCCGCCAAAACATCAGCAAAATGACCGCTGTCGGCGGAAGATAAGCCGAAAGCGGTCAGTGCGTCAGTTACAATATCGGAGGTGGTTGCGAGGTCTTCACCGGATGCGGCGGCAAGGTTCATGATGCCGTCAATTCCGTTCAGCATATCAGTTGTTTTCCAGCCTGCCATCGCCATGTAGTTCATCGCTTCGGCGGCTTCGGAAGCGGAAAATTTTGTTTTTGAACCCATTTCACGAGCCTTGTCACGGAGAGCCTGCAAGTCTTCACCGGTCGCACCGGAAACAGCGGCGACCTTGCTCATGGCAGAATCGAAGTCGGAGGCGGTTTTCACGGCGACAGTTCCAAGAGCAGTCACACCAGCGGTCACAGGAAGCAATTTTTCGCCAGCACCGGAGATTTTATCTCCGACATTTTCAAATATCTGACCTGCTTCACTGATTTTTGCAAGTGCTGTATTTGTTTTTGATGCTTCCGTCTGCAAACACTGCAATTCATTTTCGGTTTCGATAATTTCACGCTGAAGAGCGTCGTACTGTTCCTGCGAGATGTCACCGTTTGCAAGTGCCTGATTTGCTTGTTCTGCGGCAGTTTTCAGGGTTTCCAGTTTTGTTTTGGTTGAACCAATAGTATCAGCCAGAAGTTTCTGTTTTTGCGACAGAAGTTCTGTATTAGTTGGGTCGAGTTTTAGCAGTTTTTCTACGTCTTTTAGCTGTGTCTGGGTGTTTTTGATGTTCTTGTTGACACCTTCCAGAGCCTTTGACAGCTTGGTAGTATCGCCGACAATTTCAACTGTGATGCCTTTGATTCTATTTGCCATGATGGTTCACCTCCTCCGTGAGGGTATGAAAAAAGCAGCCCCAAAGGACTGCTCAGTGTATATTCTATTATCCTCTTGCTCTTACTTGAAGGTAGGAATCAAGTATTCTTGGGAAGTTTTTTTCATACGGAACAGTTCGCTGCTGAATGAAAAGTGATTTTTCACAATACTTCGCATAGCAATAATCTGCGCCGGAAGGACAATTCCATTTTCCTTTGCATTTAACGATTCTGTTTATTTCACTATCGGAATAAGAATCGAAAATATAAAAAAGGTTTGGACAATGAAAATGCAGATACTTTGATACAAAGGAACGTTTATCCATTTCAGTTGCTTTCTTCAGCAACTCTTGCAAATACAGATGTGTAGAAAGAATTTCAGCCAAATTTCCCGTTGTTGGTGTTTTATATTGTCTTAATGCATCCAGTCTTTCATCCAAATCCGAATCAACGATAAGAGGGCCTACATAGCCGTAGTAGAAATCACGATCTCTGGTTTTTCCAGCGTTTTTTCGCCGTTCGACTGACGCAGAGTATGCTCGACCAATCATTGCGATTTTAGCAACAACCTCATGCGTATTATCATGTCGAGGATATTGCTGGCACAGATCATACAATACTTTATCGAAAAGAAACCATTGGGTATGGGCGTCTCTTTTCTGTTTCGACCATTCCAGAATGTTCTCAACAATGCTTTCATCATGAAAAATAAAAGAGTTGCTCATTTTTCAATCCTTTCTTGATCTGTTTCGATTAATCGTATCCATTCAAACAGAGTATCAAATTTTATCAGTATTGCAGCCGTCATTTTTTTATCTTTCTGTTTATCTCTGTCACGCTGGTAGTCTTTCAGCAGTACATTTCCATTTTCAAAAAAGAACACATTATTGTGAGCAAATGCGTTTCTTATATGCCGAAACAAACAACGATAGCCCGCCTCGTGATCAGAAATTTGAGCAGATAAGTTACCATCATCATCCTCAACAATTTCCATTTTGCAATCCATATTTAGCACTGCTCTTGCGTGTAGAGAGCAAATATGGCTATTATCTAAATCCATTGATTGAAGTGCCTTTTTGGTTTGCTTTTCTGTATAAGTAAAAGAAATGTTATTTTTCAGTCCTGATATTTCAAGCATAGTATGAAATAGCTTCTCAGGAGATAACCTCCATATTTCGTTTCCAGATTTATCTTTACTTTTTATCCTCCAGTGATATTTATCTCGCAGGATAGCCTGTGCGTGTTTTTCCTCATTAAGTGGATGTAAAAGATAGAAATCTATGAGTTTCAATATACATGAATAAGAATGCTCATTTCTTTCATCTGAAACAATTGCCTCAAATTGTTCTATAATGCCAGTATTTATAGTAATTGTTTTACATTCAGTGCATCGATGCTTCTTTTCCGTTTCAGACATATAAATCACCTCATGATGATTATAGCACATTTTGTCGAAAAAGTAAAGCATCAAAACGCATCAAAATCCGCCTGCCCAGCGATCTCATGCCAGCCATCAAAATCATCATTTTCCCGCTCGCTGAACATATCGTTGATAATCCCAATCGTCAGCAAATCAAGCTCGGTCATTGAAAGACCGAGCTGTTTGCATCTCAGGAGAAATAGCGGAGTCGTCATCGGTCGGTCAGTCTGGCGATGTTTTTTTTAGATTCCACCTGCGTGGCGGTATTCAGTCCCCATAATTCAATCAACTGCGGAAGAATCTCGTAAATACTGAATGTATTGAACTGTTCAAGGAAGTCATCGGGATTATCGGGAACATTCTCCGGATCAGCGTGCTTCGCCATCACGAAAGCGATGTTCTCAAAAACCTCAAGACTTTCAATGTCAAGGGTGGAATTCTCCTCATCACCCTCCTTGACATTTTTCTGCAAAGCAGCAAAATCTTTGTAAATATCACGTCCGAATTTCAGGCGATAAAGGCGAGGCACAGCCGCACTCGCCTTGAACGGAACTTCGATGCTGTCAATGGTAATATTTTTCTTGATAGCCATAGCTGTACCTCCTTATGAAGTTTTAGTTGCAGTTGTTTTTGCTGCCGCAAACGTCGGAATATATACTGATTTGTACCAGTTATTATAGGTGGTTTCGTCCGTATTTTCACAGGTTTTTGACTTCACCAGACCGTCAGGAAGTGCGGAAGCTTTGAGGGACAGCGTTTCTGTCTTGACCTCTGTACTTTCCTCAGTGGTGGAAGATTCTGTTTTCGGACGACTTGCCGAGCAGCAGTAAAGCACATGGCGGATTTTATTTTTATCGCCCGAAAATTCAAACAGCAATGCAAACTGCGCCGTTTCAGCGTCGTTACGTTCCACAAGCACGCCCTTTGTATCCTGAATTTCACCAAGGATTTCCGTTGCAAAATCGGTGGTGATAAGTGCAATTTCAAGGTCACCGGTGTAGCCGGCGTTGTTGTTGATGACGTAGTAAACGGTGTTATCAGCATAAAACGACTCATTTTCGCCGTTGGCATCAATGCTCAGCGATACAGCACCGGGAATCCTCACAGGCGTTGCAAATGTCGGAACGCCGTCATCAGACCAGCTTGTGATTTTCGCCCAGTGTACCTTGTTAAGACCAAACTTGACCTTGTTCTTTTTCAGAGCCATAATCAAACCTCCATTTCATAAAGGATTTCGTAGAGTTCTTCACTCTCTATCCATGTTTCAATTTTGTTGTAAAAAAGATGATGATGCTTTAGAACGGCTTCAATTTCTGCCTCTGTTTCGGGAGATTTTTCATCCGTGTATAACTCAATATCCAGCTTCTTAAAACTGTGATACATAATGTTGTCTGCACTGAAAGTGTTTTCTCCCGGTGACAGAAAAATCAGAAAAGGAGGCTTAGGACTTTCGCCCTCCGAAAAGTGATGATAAGCGAAAGGCAGTCCCATTTCCTGCATCATTTCGTTGATTTCTTCGTAGTTCATGACAGCTCCTTTGTGATAAGTGATTCCAATAAATCTTCTCCGTTTTCTTCGGCAGGAGCGATGTGCGGACGGCCTGCAACCCTTCCACCGTTTCGTTTGGCGTGACCGTGTTCCAATAAGTGTGCGATTTGATAGCGGTTCTTGGAATGCACGGCAATTTGCAGACTGTGACTATTCTCCGTGACTTTTTTCGTTGCCCAGCTTTTAGCATAAGCACCGGTATCTTTGGGAGCATTTTCAGAAATCTCTTTTTTGACAGAAGTGGCAGTCTTGCGGACTGCTTTTTTCATTGCAGTATCCGCAAGCTCGGAATACTCACGCAAACCATCCATTACAAGGTCTGCCAAATCATCAATAGAACTCATTTTCCGCACCTGCCTTTCTTGCTGTTGCAGTGATTTTCAAATAGTCACGATACTCAAAATTCGGCGAAATACCGGTAATATCATAAATCACACCACGAAAAGAAATGCGGTTTGCAGTCGTTGAAATTCCCATCGTCATTGTGTTTTGCCGAATCATAAACTGCAAAGTCTGCACTTCTTTTGTTGTGCCGTTATCGGAGTTTTCCGCCGAATTTTTCACGGAAACAGAAGCCCAGCAGGAGAATGCCTCGTCCCACTGAGCCTTGTGATTGCCGATATTATCGATTTTTGTGCTATGCTCTAGAATCGTAATACGCTGATTCAGTTTCCCGATTTCCATCAAATCACTCCTTCACGCTGTGCGAATAAAATGGAACGCTAAGAAAGCGTCAGCTTGTGAAAATCCGCTGTATTTCGGTTTTCGTATAGATAAGATACTGTGAACAGCATCGCCGTTCTGGTGGTATCTTCGTTTCTCTCAAACTTCTCCTCACTCATGCGTCCCACATCCATGCACAGCTTTTTCGCAGTCATAAGCAAATCGGAAATCAGCTTGTCATCCTCACAGCCATCGACACGGAGATAATTTTTTGCTTCATGCAGTGTTACCATAAAATTACGCCTTTTTGATCGTCAGAGTTTTGACTGCTTCCGGCAGGATAAGCTTACCGTCCACACGCTGACTTGCAAGGAATCCTACCTGACCATTCATTGCGAAAAGTTCGTTCAATCTCTTAAGGGAACGTCCCTGACGGTCAGCTATCCAATAGTACGAGAAGTCGCCGAAGGCAAGTGCCTTAGCACCTGCCGCAACAGCCGGAGCGTAAACGGAAGTGACATATGGACGGTTCAAAATCGTATCTGGAATACCGTCTGAAACGCTGGGCTGCCAAATATAGTTCCCGTTGGAATCCTTGATTTTACGCAAGATTTTGATAGTCTGCTCGTTGAGAATCCACACTGCCTTTTTACGATACGGAGATTTCAGAGAGTAGAAAACTTCGATCATATCGTCAAATGTGATGTTTGCTGTTGAAGTCGTTGCACCATTTTCAGCACCGCCTGTCGCAGCGAAAATTCCGGTAGGCTTGCCCTTACCATCGCCGACAAGAAATGCTTCTTCTTCCTTAGCACCGATTCTTCTGCCAAATTCCTTAGCGATATAGGAAGGAAGGTCAAAAACAGAATCGTTAAGCAGTTCCTCTGAAATCTTGATAGCCGTGCCGACCTTGTAAGCAGAGAGGGAAATCTGACCGAAAGCGTCATCGGAAAGGCTGTAACTTGACTCTTCTTCAAGCCATGCGGCCTCGCCTTTCTGTGTGATAATTGGGATTTTTCTGTCACCGGAAGAGGTCTTGATTACTGTTGCAAGCGGACGGAAAATATTCTCTTCCTCAAGAGATTCAATGAGCCTTTTTTCAAACTCATCAGGGCAAAGATAACCGCCCTCGGAATCTTCGCCAATTTGAAGATCATTGCGAATATCCACATAATTTCTGTTGCGGACATTGTTCCAGAAAGCGGTCTTGTACTCATTACTTGCAATGCCCGTTTTCTCCGAAATTTCGGGATTTGCAGGCTTTCCAAGAATCGGATTGGAAGTAGGCGCATTCATCTGTGCAGCCAGCTTTTCCTGACGCTCCAAACGGTCAATTTCCTTTCCAAGAGCAACAATTTCAGCTTCCATTTTGTCATAAACAGCAGAATCTTCCTCAGAAAGCAGACCGCTGTCATTACGCTTGGAATCAAGGAAATTTCTCGCCTCGTCCCATGCCTTTGCTCTTTTTTCTCTCAGTTCCTGAATAGTCATAATATCGTCCTCCTTAGTGTTTCAGCAGTGAAAGTCGCTTTTCTAATTGATTTATGGGAACACCTGACGGTGCCAAAATGGATATTTTTTGCATCAGCGATGCAGTTGTAGTTGCAGGAGAATACAGCATAGATTCTGGATTTTTCTGTGGCTTATCGGGATTTTTTTCATCTTCATTTGGAGTATTGCCCTCTGCATTTTCATCAGTATCATCTTCCTCCGGCTCATCGGTTTCAGGCTCTTTTTTGGAAAACAAAATGCCGTCCACAAAGCCAAGCTGCAATGCTTTTTTCGCATTCAGCCAAGTTTCATCAGACATCATTTTGGCAATCTTGGCACGGCTGAGATGCGTTTTCTGCTCATATGCGTTGATTATGGATTCCTTAACTTCCTCCAAAAGTTCAATCGCTTTTTCCATGTCGGACTTGTTGCCGGATGCTAAACACGCAGGATCATGCACCATCAGCATTCCGGTTGGTGAAATCAAAGTTTCATCACCAGCCATTGCCACGACTGATGCAGCGGATGCGGCAAGAGCGTCGATTTTTACTGTAATTTTGCCCTTATGATTTCTGAGCATGGTGTATATCTGACTTGCAGCGAACACATCTCCGCCTGGGCTACAGAGCCAAACTGTCAGATTTCCGGGATGCTTTGAAAGTTCATCCTTGAAAATTTTTGGTGTGATCTCATCTCCGTACCATGTGCTGTCTGAAATAGGGCCTTCAAAGTACAGCTCTGTTTCTCCGGTATCTTCATTTTTGATAAAGTTCCAGAATTTCTTCATTATTTTGTTTCCTCGCTTTCATTGGATTTTGCAAATGCGCCTGCATTTTGTAATTTTGTAAACGAGCCGTTGCAAAGGTATAAGTCACCACCTAATTCTGTAGGAATGCGGTTCATATCTTCAATTTCACGAATATCATTTGCCGACATCCAGCCATTCTGTCTTGCTGTCGCATATCCCTGCATTCGTGAAGCATAGTCGCCTCGGAGCAATCCTTTAATATATTCAGAAAAGGAGAGTTTTTTATGGCTACGAAAAGTGTATCAATTAGATTTGAAGAGGAGATGCTGAAGAAAATCGGATATATTGCGGATTAT